AATAAACATACACGACTTTCCATGGCAACCAGACTTTGTAGGTCCATTAAGTAATTATAATTCTAGTATTATGTTGTGGAAAGATGCAACGCATATATGGGATCATTATAACGAATATCCTGAGATGTATGATGTTCAATATCCATATGGCGATGATACATTTTTATATCATGAAGGATTTACATTTGAACATTTACCTAATGAAGAGGTATATGCTTTTAGAACGACAGGAAGAAAGTATAGGCCCGAATATACAATATGCTTATTAAATGGCTTAGATAAAAACCCGGAGATTGAGAAAGAATATGATGAACTTTGTATGCATCAAGTGGGGCACTAAATACGAACCACACTATGTAAACAACCTGTATCGTATGGTGCAGGAACACTATCACGACGACTTTACATTTACCTGTTTTACCGATGACCCTAAAGGATTAAATTGTGATACTAGAGATATACCTGACATAGATCCTTTACATCCTAAATATTGGTTTGGTAAAGAAAACTATTGCTGGGATAGATCTAAATTTCTAGTATTCAACTCACATAACTTTTTAGGTTATGAAGGTAAATGGTGTTACTTAGATTTAGATGTTATTATACAGAGTGATATAACAGACTTAAATGAATTGGCCTTAAAGCCTAGGATAATAGATGTAACTTGGGACAATCCTAAAAGAATACACGAAAGAAGATTTATAGAAATTAGAGGATCATTATATAACTCTAGTGTAATGTGTTGGAATAGAGAACAATGTGAACATATATTCTGGGAGGCAATGGACGAAGATCAACAGATATTTAGAACATTTTTTAAAGGTACTGATAACTATCACTTCTGGAGACAAAGAGAGTTTTGGAATAACATACCACACGCGTGGGTGTATAGTTATAACCGAGGTATGCAATGGCCTGATGATTTAGAGGCATATAAATATAGAGAAGAACCTAAGTTTTGTTTGTTCAATGTGGATTCAAACCCACCACCCAAATCGAAGAAACAAATTAAGATTGATGAATTAGAAAATGAGACACTTTTGAGAATATGGCATGGTAACAATTATAGCAAATCAGCTAGACAATAATTATAGTCAAAACCAAATAAATGCTTTTTATACGCAGTGCAAAAAACTGATAGAAAGGCCTTTTGACTTCTATGTCTTTATCAATAAAGAAGAAGAAAAACTACTAAAAGAAACTAAAAAGAAAGAAGGCTATATAGATTGTATTAACTTTCATGTTCCTAAGTATGGTGTTGATTGGTTAGAAATAGATATCATGCAACATACAAAACCTAATAGTACTTCATTGTTTATTACACCTAACACTATTATTAACAACATAGAGGACATAGAGACTTATAAGGCCAACAAGAAGATTAGACTTCAGGACGGTAACCTAGCATACTTTATTTTCCGAAACGATAAAGTAGAAAATATATTAGAAGAATGGGACGAATCTGAAGACAATCTATTATATGAATATGATATTTTTAGTGAGAAGTTTTTAATAGAGGAAGGTACTTTACCTTTCCTACAAGATAGTACAGCAACATACCCAGAAAAGATAGATGGAAATATAGTTGCATTGCCTTTTTGGTATGAGGATTTTACTGAAGAACAATTAGATATAATGTACAATAAAGAAACAGACTTATATCCATGGCTACCTGAGAGGATAGAAATAAATCCAATAGACGGTGAAGACTATTTAACATTAGAACAAATAGAAGATACATTTACAAAAGACTATATAGAAAAATCTAAAATAAAAAGAATACATTTTAAAGGTACGAATACAGATCCTACATTAAACCCTGAACTATTTGATATTGCCCACTTCTTTATGTCTAGGTGGGGCATAGGTGGTTGTGATATAACTACAAATGGCAAACACAATGAAACTATTTGGTGGAAGAACTTAGGTTTAATGTTTTTAGAAGCAGGCAATATTACATTTAATATTAATACAGGCAATCCAGATAGAAAAATATTACAAAATGCAGAAGCATTAATAGAATCTGGGTGTAGAGTGTTTTGGAATTATGTACATACAAATCAAATAGATTCAGACATACAAAAAGCTAAGAAGATATCAAAGCAATATAATTTTTATGGTTTTATATATGACAACCAAGTCCCTGAAACAAAAGAACCCATAAAGAAAAACATAAAACAAGAGATGCCAGACTATAAACTTATAGAACTAGAGACTCTACAGACACGAAAAAAAGACGACATATATAAAGAGAGAACAATAAAATTTTCACCACATGTTAAGTGCGAAGGTAAAGTTAATAATTCATTTTATTTAAACGCAACAGGTAATGTGTTTCCCTGTAAACATGTGGCTCTTAATTTAACTACTGCAAATAATTCTCCTGAACACAAGACAGAATTGTTGTATAGTTGGGATAAGAATAATATAAATGAACACACACTAGAAGAAATTTTTACAAATGACTTCTATAAAGGATACTTTAATAACCTATTAAAGTTAAATCCAGAAATAATACACAATGAACAAGGTGGAATATGTTAAAAGTAACAAACAAAAAATCAGTAATATTAGAGGGCACATTCGAAGACTACGATAACTATGTACCAATAATTAAAGAGTCAGAGTTTGCTGTACTCATTATAAGAGCAGATATTACAGACTTTGATTTTAAAACAATGCAAGTTACGGATGAACTTGCTAAAAATAAACTCCAATACGGTAAGGACTATGTCATATGCAGGTTAAGTTAATATGATAAACAATGAAATGATGGATTTAGACGATCTTATTTATTATGTAGGTAAGTGGCACAAAGATAGAAATTTAATTGAAGGTGCAAATGATAAAGATCAATTTTGTAAATTAATACAAGAATGTGGAGAACTATCTGATAACATCTGTAAAGGCAAAGATCTTAGAGATGATGTTGGAGATATAATGGTTGTACTAATTAACATTTGCGTACGAAATAATATAACACTTGAAGAATGTCTACAGGTTGCTTATGACGACATAAAAGATCGTAAAGGCAAAATGGTAGACGGAGTATTCATAAAGGCAAAGGATCATGAGAGTTAATGTAGTATGTTCAAAATGGGGCGACAGATATGGTCCTCATTTTGTGAACAAATTAAAAAATATGTCAAAGAGAAATTGTAATCCGAAACATGATTTCCATTTCTATTGTTATACAGATAACGCTGAAGGTTTTGATGATGATATAAAAGTCATTCCTTTTCCAGACATTCCTAACATACATCCTAAGTATTGGTTCCAAAAGGACGACTTTAAATATGGTATGGCAAGATGTTGGGATAGGCCTAAGACAATGGTATTCAATACGCATAACTTTGCTGAAGATAAACCCACAGGTCGTTTCATATTTTTTGATTTAGATGTTATTATACAAAATGACATAGAGCCTTTATTGACCTATAATATGGAAAGACCAACTAAGTTAAGAAGCTGGTGGCAAGACCCGCGCCCAATGAAGACGCGGAGATTTAAATTATCTCATGGAGCATATACTAATGGCAGTTGTCAAGTTTGGTCCGACGATCAAGCAGAATGTATATGGCATGATGTATTAGAGAATCAAGAAAAGATTTGGTTCACATATACAGACGGAACAGATAACTATCACTCATGGCGATGGGGTGATTGGGGCAAAAAATTATGGGATCACTTTCCTTCAGACTATGCGTACTCGTATAACCGAGGCCGTAGTTGGCAAGATGATGATTTAACCACAGAGATATATAGGGAAACACCTATTCTCTGTGTATTTAATATTGATCTACTACCACAACCAACACCAGATAGAGGCAAAGTAAAACAGAACGAACTAGTAGATCCGGAGTTATTAAAGCATTGGCAATGAACATTTATACAGTAAAATGGGGCAGTAAATATTCTGCCAATCATGTGAACAAGATATACGAATCCTGTCTGGAATCTATATCTCAAAGCTTTACATTTTACTGTTTAACAGAAAACGCAAAAGGAATTAATCCTGATGTTAATATAATTCCATTTCCTAAAGATAATAAGTTAGAGAAGTGGTGGAATAAGATGTACTTGTTTGATGATAATGTTGTAAGACAAAAAGGTGAGAACTTATTCTTTGACTTAGATATTATTATTCAAAAGAACATAGATGATATAGTAAACTTTGATCCTGAAGACTGTCTATGTTTTGGCCAAACACATTGGCATGATTTAGAAACACAAAAGAAAGAAACAGAACATGTTCCTCACAGATATACAGATTTAAATTCTAGTATATTAAGATGGAACGACAATTTAGATAAAGAGAATATTACTCTTTATTTTAAATCACACAAAGAAAAAATCTTATGGTACTATCGGGGATTAGATAACTTCTTTATGCACAAAGGTGTAGCAAGAATTAAATACTTTCCTTTAGGGTGGTTTTATAGTTATAACCAAGGCTATATATTTCCACATGATATAGAAAAACATGTATTCAGACAAATACCATATGTCTGTTTATTTGATTCAATGGGAAGAAAAGAAGATGTTAAATTTTAATTTTTTAAATAACTTACAACATTGGGGCGATGCTCTTGCTAAAGTAGAGCATGAGATGAAACATAAGCATGATGACTTTAGACAGGCATTAAATCCTAATACAATGGAAGCTGCTATATGGCTAGTTGAAGAACTTAAAAATAGTTTAGGCGACTATATGAAAGAGGAACAATTTAATGTTCTTGTATTAAACAGCTGGTTAGGCATTCCTTTAGTTCCTCTCTTATGTGAGAACTTATCCATAGGTGAAATGCACCTAGTTGACATCGATAAAGAAGCTTTAGAGCTCTCTAAGGTGTTTAATAAGCATTATATAGCAGAAGAATACATAAAAATAAATCACTGGAACATGGACATTCCATTCGCATTTGACGAACTAAATCAATTGAAGGTTGATGTAGTTATTACAATGGGAGCAGAGCAAATGTATCCATTGAAAGATTTAAAGACAGCAAACAAACATGCTATATTTGCTGTTCAAAACTCTAATGTAATAGAAGAGATGTATGGTATTAATTGTGTTGATAGTGAGAAAGCATTAATAGAAAATGCAGGACTAAAAGACACCACATACTCAGGTAAAACAAAACAGTTCTATTATGATTGGAACGGGAAGGTCTATTTTGATAGGTTCATGGCAATTGGCACGAAATAAAAGATTACAGAAAGCTTTACACGAAGCAACAGTAGATACCGCTATTGGAGCAATAATAATGTTTCCTTTAAGTGTGGGTATTATTAAGGCTTGCATTGACTACGCAGGCACCTCAGCTGAGATGGCTGCGTTTATAAATTTCTTAGGATTAACTGGTGTTGCTATTGTAAGAAAAGCACTTGTAAGACTTAGGTTTGAGAAAATATATAGAACCCATGATTCCAAAAAAGATGGGATATAAATTCAAAGGCCATAAAAGCTAATATTATTAGCGTCAAAGCTACAGCTGCTTTAAACATAAACATCAATATATCTGGTGCAAATTTAATTACAAAATATAATAATGTTATAAAGCCTATTACTTGTAATGTTCCTTCCATCATTAGTCGTTCCTTGCTCCTACACCCCAGTCAATTACAACAGGAAATCTAGGTACTCCGTCAGGGGATAATTCAAAGTATCTACATGTAACCCAAGTAGGTTTAACTTCCTGTTCCAATAAAGTTTTAAGTGTTGCTTGATTGCCTCTAACACCACTTTGAAATTGTCTGCCATCACCTAATTCTAGTTTAAAGTGTTTAGCATATCCCGCCCAATTACCTGAGCCTTCTAATACTTCTACAACATCAAACTCTTCTGTAATGAACTCTTTTCTTTTAAGTAAGTTCTTACTTCTTTTGTTGTCGTAAGGAGCATTGTTACGAACCATTTGGCCTTCATAACCATCTTCGTGATAACATGAATATAAAAAATCTAGTTCTTCTTGATTTTCAGCTATAGAAGTAACAACAGTAACTATTGGAAGTTCAAACTCTTGATCTTCTATAAACTTAATTCTAGCTAATGTATCTTCTGCTAAACCTCTGCCCCAGTAAGGACAATCATAAACATGATACTCAACAAGTTTTTGACATTCTGTTGCTTCTTCTGGAGTAGGTTTTACTTTCCTAACAAGACTTGTAATCTTGTTAAAGTCTTCTTTTAATTTGTGATTGTAAAGTTCACCATCTAAAATAGCATCAGGATATTCTACAAAGAACGCTTGTAGTTCAAAATGTATATGATCACAAGTTGTAATTGCTTTACCTGCTCTTGTGTAAAGTCCATCTTTTCTTGCAATACATCTAATACCATCTAACTTAGGTTGACTAATACCACTTGACTGTGGCCTTTTTGTATAGTCATGAGCTAACATTGGTTTGAACTTATCGTAAGTATCAACCTTTGAAATGTCTTCAAAGTATTCTTTTTCTACTTTCTTATCCCACATTGCCTGTGCTTCTTTTTGTGCTTGTTCAGCATCTGTAGTAGCATTTGCTTTGCCTGTGTTCTTGCCTGTAGCATCTTTCCAACCACTTGTAACTAGGTTGCCGTCTTTTATACCAGCAATAGTTCTAGTAGCATTCATTACGCCATTAGAATATTCAACTGTCAGTTCACGAATGTTTCCGTTCGTGTCTCTTTTGTAGAGTGTTGGTAAAGGAAATATCATTACGCTGCCTCCGCTATTTTTGCTAGTCTTTCGTCTCTGTAAGCCAGGGCGTCATCACCTAAGTAAATGTTACCGTCGTCTGCTCTGTAAAGAGTTTCAAGATTTGCACTCTGGTCCTTTTGTTTTTGTAAGAGTGAAAACTCTGCTTGTTCTAAAGTTATAGCACCAATTTGAACAAAGTCTAAAAGCATGTCTTGAAATGGAACTTCACCATTTGATTTCCATACTGTAAGCCCATCTACTTGAGCTGTGTCTTGGAATTTTGTTTCAATAGAATTATCATAAGAATAACCACTTGGTGATGTTCTTATTTGGTTTTTGTAAAGAACATTGCCTGTAAAAGTTTTGTTCTCATCATGGATGCTGGCCATACCCCATCTTTCTTTGTTAACAGTCTCGCCTGCTATTTTTACTGTGTCATCTAGTATCATAAAGTCCTCACTTTTTATTGTTTATGCTTACATTATGCACTCTTACGAACCATAAATCAAGCATTTTTTAGGGTTTTTTGAAATCTTTTTTCTAAGATCAAGGACTTAGGAGAAATCTAATGGATCTTCTCCTGAAATATCACTAATCATGTCCCTCCACATGTCGATATTAGGGATTACGAACCCTAATGTAAGCCTAGGTTCGTATGTTCCAGCACAATGATAGTAAACTTTATCAGGTTCTCTGCCCCTTCCAAAGTATCCTACTTTGCCACACCAGCCTCCTGGATCTAACATTTTAACGACTTCATGCGTGGCAGGATCTCTATAATTAAAGAACCCACCACCATTTTTTGTGTATGATAATAATATATTATATCCATGTGCGTTCCAGTTATTGTGCCAACCCATGAATCCGTTTTTAGGATAATACACATGGACGGCCTCGTTGCGAGCGCCTAACCATGAACACAATTCTGTAGACATTTCTAAATATTTCTCTTGAAATTCGCCTGGTAAATTACCACCCTTTAAATCATAACTGTATGATATTTCCGGATAGCCTATATGCTGTCCATCTTTTTTTACTATCTCTTCTAGATATTCATCTGAACAGGCATGTTCAATTGTATTTGTATTCTTTTCATTTTCTTTGGCTTTTTGATTCAGCCAATTAAGTTCTTGCCTGAAGAACCATTCAGTATAAGGCGTTAATATTTCTAAAACTTCGTCTGATATACTAATCCATCGCATTATTTTCTCTTTAAATGTATCTCATGTTCGGGTATAGTGTAATGCCAAAAAACAATCTCCTCATCTTCCAATTCACTATCTTTATAACCATTAACAAAATTCCATCTTACATTTAAATCATCTTTCCATTTTACTTTTGTATTACCATACTCTAATAACTTCCACATAGTAAAGGTATCCCATTTTCTTACATCATCAGGATAATCACCTATGTCATTTACATACCCATGATCGTTATGAAGATTTTGTGCAATATATTCTCCATACCAATCTTCCATTAACTTAATTGTATGAGGATTATTCCTATATAAAAACCAACCACAATGTGCTGTCATTTCTTCTGTGTTAGATAACTTTGTTACTTTAGCATTATATGGCCTGATCTTTGTAAACAATAAATCTAAATCATCTGGTAGTTGTTCAAATACATTTTCTACATCTTCATGTTGGCATACCATATCAGCATCTAAATAACATGTTATTCCTTTGTATGGTGTGTTACCTAAAGCCCAAAGTTTAGCTCTAATATGTTTAGGCACTTCCCAATGTACTATATAATCTGCGTGATTCCAATCACTAGGTTTAATCCATTCTTCATGATCTACGAATACTGTTATGTGTGCTTCAGGCCAAAAGAGTTTTACAGACTCTGCACACTCTATTGCTGCTTTGTAGAACCTCTCTTTTAAAGATGCTACTATTATGAATCCGTTCTCAGGAAACTCTTCAGGATTCCTTTTGTTCATCCATTGTCTCCATTAATAATATAGTTGTATATGCTTGTACTTCCATAGGAGATTTGGCTTTACGAATTAATCTTTTTAATTTTATGTTGTCTGAATCTTTAACTGCATCTATTTCAAATGATTGTAACTTAGCGCCAAATAATTGTTCCTGTTTAGCTCTTACTACTTCTGTTTCTTTTCTTTCAAGTCTTTTCTTTATTTGTTCGTCTCTACGCTTAACACCTTCAGCGGTATTTTCGTCTAATACTTCTTCACCAAACTCTTCTAATACTGCTTTGTAATCTGGATTGGTTCCGTCTTTGTCTTGAATAGATGCAGTAGATTTTCTACCATCTGGATATTCAAGAGTAACGATCATATGTTTGGCCTCCTTATTAGACCAATAAGGATCTTTATATACGAAGTTTTTCTTTTTGGGTTCGTCTGGGACTGTTGTTATATTACTTGGGTCAATCTCTAGGACGACTTTATCGTTTGCCATACTATCTCCATAATGTAAACTTATTTATACTGCTAGTTAAGCAGTTCTAAGCCACAATTTTACCGTACTGACTGTTTCGTTTGAAGCTTGAATTGTGTCGCCTGAGTATGTTCCGGAATAATAGCCTGTATATGTTCCAGAGTATGTGCCTGCGTATGCTGAGGTTCCTGTGTAAGTACCTGTGTAATCTTTAGCGCCTGTATATGAACCTGCGTATGCTGAGGTTCCAGTATATGTTCCTGAATAGTTTTTAGCGCCTGTATAATATCCTGTGTAAGTACCTGTATAAGATCCTGTGTATGATGTTCCGGCATAGCCATCATAAGATGCTGCGTATGTTCCGGAGTAGTTGCCTGAATAAGCTCCTGAATAACCTGATGTTCCTGTGTAAGCTCCAGTATAGTTTTTAGCTCCTGTGTATGAGCCTGCGTACGCTGATGTTCCTGTGTAAGTCCCAGAATAGTTCTTAGCGCCTGTGTAGTTGCCTGTGTAACCTCCTGTATAGTTACCTGTGTAAGCTCCAGTATAGTTTGCTGCTGCTACTTCTTTCTTTGTGTCTATGAATGAGCCTTGATCAACCCATGTACCTGAACCAGGAGCACTTGCTTGTAATACATATTTCCCTTTACCACTAGAAATCATGTAATTTCTTAAGTTAGGAACCGTCTGTTCCATTTCTGCTACTGTCATTTCTTGTACGCCAGCGCCACCACCTGTTACTTTAAGTGGTTTGTAATCTGTAACTGCTGCAGTTGTTGCTGCTGTTTTTTGCCAAATCTTATATGCTGTTGTAGTGCCATCTACTTCTGTGTTGTTTAAAGTATATCTAGCAGTCCATGTTCCGCCTGAAGGAGAACCTGTTGCTAGTTTGTATTGGCCAATAGTGTAATCGCCTTGGGCACACAAATCATCTATTACTTTATCTAAAATATCTGAATCAAGTTCGCCGTCTGTAAACTCATTTATACCGACTGTGCCACTTGTTTCATATCCTAAAGGTCTGTTAGTTACGCTTTCTGATACCACCGTTTCTACTTGTTTCGCTGTGTAAGTAGTAACTGTAGAACTCGCACCATCTGTTGGGTGCGTTCCTACTGCGTCGTCTCTTACTGTATCTGTTGCTGTACCTATAGAAGTACCTGCCCCTGAAGCATCTGTTGTAACATTTAATTCTACAGTACCTGTTCCGTCTGTATTGTCTGCAATATCTTTTGTTAGAATTGCACTGTAATACCGTTCGATCTCTGTATCAGTCATTTCTTGTAACCCTTGAAGGTTACTAGAACTAACTGGATATGCTGATGCTTTAATTCTTAGAGGTCTCATTTCTTTTATTTCCTATTAGTTTACTCTTGTACCAGATGAGTTATAAATGATTACAGGACTTAACCTGTTCCATTTTGTTGCGCTTACTCCTATCAATTTTAATGAATGCCCAGGGGCCAAATCTACTGCTACGCCCGAACCGCCTGAATCTACTGTTTCTCCTGATATAGGATACACTTTTAGATTGACTGCGGTATCATTTAATATAAATGCTTCTAAGCCAGCTGCACAATCTGGAAGTGAAACTCCCTGGTTGGCTGTGGCCGTTGTAACTATATTATATGATTTAGTTAATGCTGTAGCTCCTGCTAGATCTGAACCTGCTGCTGAAACTGTAGCAGAAGTACTTAAAGTGGAAGAACCACCTATACTTAATGCTCCTGTTGTAGCAACGCTAGTAACACTTACAGTCGTTCCTGCAATAGTGCCAAATGTAGCATTGTTGCCTGATTCGTATTTGTCAGTATTAAGATTGGTAAAGTTAGCGTCAACCTCATTATTAGTAAGAGGACTACCTTTTGCTGATCTTAATGTAATAGTTGCCATTTTTCTTCCTATTTAATTTTGTTGACTAAAATTTCTAATGTTTTCTTTATTTCCACCAATTCAGTCTTTAAAGTATTTATATCATTTTCATACTCTACAACCTTAAGATTTGCAGATCTTTTGATTTTATATGCTTTTAAGGCTTCGTCGTTGGTATTAAGTAAAGCTTTTGAGTTACGATCCCTTACAAGATCTCTCTCTCCTTCAATATTTATAATGCCTGTGGGTATATTATTCATCTTAAACCTGTAATGCCATCGCTCTTAAGTCCTTAAAGAAAGGAACTTTAGAAGTTGTTGTACTTAAAGGCACAACCTTAACTGCAAATGTTTTGTAACCTGTATGGGTTACTGTACCTACAGTTGCTGTTGCTGTAGCTCCTGAGCCACTGCCTCCAGTTATGGTAATCGTTGGCGTTGATGTATATTCCCTACCAGGATTTGTTATTGTTATTCCGGAAACTTGATTGCTTCCGTTTATGCTGGCTATAGCTGCTGCGCCATAACCTCCACCTCCAGTTATTGCCACAGTTGGAACACTTGTATATCCCGAACCTGCTGCTGTAACTGAAGCACTAGCTACTGATTTTACATCATATTCAAATATGCCAGAGCCATTTAAGCCTGCTGCGTTAGAACCTTTACTAGGTAATCCATATTTGTATTCTGCATAATCTTCTGTTGATTCAAATGGGCTTGTTACTGATGATAATTCTACCCAGCTTAAATCGTCTTGGAAGTCTGCTTCATCTACGGAGTTCATCATCTTACCGTAAACTTTTAAACTTCCTTCTGTTGGGATAGCTGCATCTAAATATACTACTATATCCTCTGCGTCTTGGCCATCCTCAAGTATTACTCTCCTTGTTATATATCGAGAAGAAGCGTTACCTTGGAATCTCGTGTCTTCATTAGTAGAGTCATTATTTACACTATTAGCTATACACAAATAATCTATCTGTGCAAAGTCCATTGCTGGGCTAACATTTTCTTGTGAAGTTGTGAATGAAATATCTAACAACGAGGTCTTATCGTCTTCATAGCCTCCGTTGCCTGTTGTTTCTAATTCGTTTGATCTACTATATATTGTGTGTTCTTTTAATAGGTTGTTTGTTATATTAAAGTCTATATCTGTGTAAACTTCTGAAACACCTGTTTTAGAAACTGCATTTGCTGTTCCTGTTTCGTTTATTGCAACTTTAGCGCTTGCTATTGTTGCATCATTAGGCAACATAAGGCCTGAGTTAAGAGCAAGTTCATTAACTACTTTATTTGTAAATGAACCTATTGTTCCGTACCCTTGTGTGCTTCCAATAAGTTGTCCTGCTTTTAAAGGTATGCCGTCGTTTCCTCTTTGTAGTGTAATCTGTTCATCTAATGTGTTCCAATTTTCTACCAAACAATTTTGTAATTGTAATGTTCCTGTTGCTTGTGTTCCTGAGGATGCTGAAATTGCTATTGTTGGTGCACTTACATATCCTGAACCAGGGTTCGTAACTGTTAATGCTGATATAACATCTCCTGTTACTGTTGCAGTCATTGTTAATCCTGTTCCACCTGTTCCTGTATTAGTTACTGTAACTGTTGGTGATAGTCCTGTGTATCCTGTTCCTGCATTAGTAATTGTAGGTTGGTGTCCAACTAATCTTGTACCTACTGCCCAGTCTATTTTTTCGCCTGTGCTTGTAGAACTAAAGTTAACCCAATCTAAATTTTCGTGTGTTAATTTACCAGATACTGTTGACACTTTAAAATTACATCTGTGTATATTAAACATTATGTCTTTTGATTGATGTGGGTTCCAGGATCTGTCATTAGCAGAGCTAAACATCATACCAGCTGCTGGTTGTTTTGTAATTCTTTCTGTTGTTCCTACTTGATTTTCGCCTAGTTCTGATATCCAAAGATCATAACCTTCTTCATCGTTCTCTGGTTTAGGAACAAAGCAATATTCTGTTTCGTTTTGTAAATAAACAGGGTTATCGAATCTAAATTCAGTTGAAGCAAATGATGTAGTTCCGCCTGATTCTGATGATGTATTAATATCTGCTAACAATACTCTCTTACTACCATTAGGAACAATCTTAGGTCCAGGTATGCCGTTAATAACTTCTCTAATTTCTAGTGTTACAGCGTTGCTACCTGTTGTAGGTTTGTTCTTAAAGAATAATTCTATGTCTGTAATAAATACTCCGCCAGGCATACCATTTATCATAAATGTTTGTGCCAAAGGATCTCTGGCAAACATGTTCCAACCTCTTCCAAAATTTAGTTGTGGTGTTTCCCAATCGTCCCACATATTCTCACTAGGTTCAAAGTCGTCAAAAACGTCTACAACCACTGGGGCTGGTGTAGGTGGTGCAGGTGTAATAGCAGCTTGTACTGCTATTCCAATATCAACAACAAATGATGGCCAGCCTCCTGCTCCTCTTCCTCTTAATGGGAAACCAGGATTCCATGCAGGACTTGGGACATCAGGTGTTGGATTTGGTGCAGGTGTTGTTGGTACAGGTGTTACTGGTGGTTGAGTCGTTGTAACTG